GTTGTGATCAATTGTTTTTATAATTTCTTCATCTACAGAATCTCTCATTTTATTAGTATCAATCTGTTTCAAGATTTTTAATGTTTTATCGACAATCTCGCCAAAACGTATTGCTCTAACATCGGTTTTTGAATACGATCCATCCGTTTCAATCTTCTCAAATTCTTCCTTAATTTGAGGATACAAACGTTTAATAATATTTAAATATTTTTTTGCGTTTACTTGTGCATCCGCTCTCATAATCATTATTTATTTTTTATTATTATTATTATTTCCTCCAAGTTTTCCAATTTCTTTTAGTGCATCTATCATTTCTTGAGAAGAATCGTCCGGTAATATATTAATAGTATTTAATTCATCTACAATAGCCATTTTAATTTGAGTAGCCAATGTTTCCCAATAATCTTCTAATGCATCCTTTGTATCTTCATCAATTAATGTACTTTTCTGTAGATTTTTATTAACTCTTCGTACTTTAATATCTACATTTTTATTTATAAATCTTGAAATTTCTCGTCCTGCTGTTCGTTTTGCGCCGTCTGTGGTTTGTTCGCTGGTGGTTATTTTTATCATATTATATAAACCATGTTTTTCATCATTTGTTGCAGATTTAATTTCTTTAATAGCCCAATCTTTTATTTCTTCTCCTTTTTTATTAAGTTTATCTTTATATGCAGGTGTTATTCCAGCCGAAACAGCCCGAGCCATACCCTTTTTAGCTAAATTCCAAAGACCTTTACCAATAGTTCCTATGATTCCTTCGTATAAAATAGGATCTTTAATATAATCGTTAAAATCTATTCCATTTTCATCTAATATTTCCTTAAATTGCAAATATTCGCTATATTTCATAATTAAGCCTTTTATTTTTTATATATATTCAGACAAAAAAACTTGGATATATAAAATAAAACTAATAGTATGTTAGCAAAATTTGTTAATGAAAGATTAGGTGATGATCTTGCCGAAAGGTTTGCAGATTTTGAACACGATGTAGTAATGACCATTAGAGAAATTGCTGATATAACCGATATGGATGAAGATGAATTGGATGTATTTTTAGATATATTAACAGATGAGCATAGAAATATGATATTAACAATGTTAAGAAATAAAATGACTATTGATGATGCTGCATTAGCATTATTAAATAATAAAACATTAAAACGAAAACTTAAAGAATATTTTAATTAATAAAAATAAAACAAACAATATGAAACATGTACGTGAATCATTAAGTCAATATTATGACTATAAATTTTTCAAATTATTTGAAGAAGAAACAACTGATCTTAAAAGTAAAGAATCTCAAGGCTTAGCTGTTATTGATAAAATCATTAGTAATTTTGATGATTTTAAATCTGCAGCCGGTGGAGAAATTACTAAATTTAAAGAATTTTGGGAAGAAAATAAAAAAAATAAAGAAGGATTTTCTGATAGCGGAAATGTATATAAGCTACACGATAGTGATTATGTAGTAGGAGTTTTAGAACTTCCAGTCGAAACTTTATCTGATGGTAGTTTAGATGGTGGCCTGGGGGCAACAGATGAACCAGAAGAAGAAATTATAGAAGGACCAGAAATTGGCGCTGAAGAAGATGTAACAGAAGAACCTCAGGAAGATTTCTTTGAAGAACGTCCAACTAATGAAGCAGAAGAAGAAGAAAAAGATTTAGATTTAGATCTTGATGCAGCCCCTGAAGAAGATAGTTTAGATCTTGATGCAGCCCCTGAAGAAGATGGTTTAGATCTTGATATCGCCCCCGAAGAAGAAACACCTGAAGAAGATTTGCCTACCGATGATTTAGCAACAGAAGAACCTATTGAAGATTTACCTACAGAGGAACCTGTTATGGGCGGAGAACAAGCTAATTTAACATCACCTCAAACATATCTTGTAGTTTATGATATGGCAAGTGGTGAAAGAGAAGAAATTTTAAGATGTGGTTCAAATAATGTTGTTAACGCATTCAATGCATTTTATAATGACACATTTAAAGGATCTATGAAAAATGCTATCCTTCAGTATAAAGAGCAAAAAGAAAAAGAAAAAATAGAAGCTGAAAAGACTGAAAAAGAAAAAGCACAAAAAGAAAAAGATTCTAAAGTTAATAAATTTTTAGCAAAATAATAAAATGAATATGAAAAAATTAGTTAAAGAACAATTAAATGAAACATATCCATCACCTGAAAAGAATATTGACGCGTTAGTAGAAGAGGTTTTGGAATATATTACTAACATCACTGAAGTTATTGAGTTTGAAAAAGACTATGATAGATTTATAGAGAAATTAAAAAAACAATTATAGAATCATTGTAAAATGGTTTGAATTTGAAATCTCACAAAGATAAAACTAATAACTTAAAACGAAAGGAACTATGTTCCTTTTCGTGTGTTTTTAACAAAACTTTAATAAATTTATAACGTATAATATAAAAGAATTTGTTATATTTAAACAAAAAATATGATTACTGTAGTAACTACTTACAAATTCCCTATTTTTAAACTTTTTTATGAACATTACCTTCATGATATCTTTCGAGAAAATCTTTTACTTTATGTAGATCAAGAAGATTCAAGTGAATTTCGTAATTTAGTTGATCCAACAAAAACAAGAATATTTGATAAAAATGACATCATAAAATATTATGGTGATCTTTATATGCCTAATGGCAAATACTTTAAGAAAATGTATTTCATTAATATGATCTCAGAGATGGGTTTGTTAAATGATGCTATTTATATGACTGACGATGATGTGTTAGTATATGATAAATCGTTTAATGATATGCTATCAGGGGATAAAATTATTTATGATAAAGAACCCTTCCCCCTTGTAGATAGATGCTATCCTAATTGGAAACCTATTTATAATTGGTTTAAAGAAAACATTCCAGAAAATTCTCTTCATGCAAGAGCAACGAATTTCTTTATTCCTAAATTGTATATTGAGGAATTTGCAAATGCTTTTATTAAATATTTTTATGATTTCATAAGACTTCTTAAATCACAAAGTAATCATATAGATTATTTAAATAATAAATCAAGAAGTAAACGGGGATGTGATTTTTCTGTATTTTATATTGAAGTCCCGTTTTTTGATGTAGTATTTTCCTCTTTAAATCATGATTATTATAATTTTTTACCTTTCTTTTGTGTAGCATATTCTGAACTTAGAAAAATTAAAGATAGATTAAAGACTGTAGATACCAAAACTATTATGGAAGTATTCTGTTATAAAAGAAAACCATATCCTAATAAACACCCCCTTTTACATTATAATGTAATAAACAAAGAAGTGTTTATGATTGATTCCTTTAATTATATGAATGGAAGAGATTTAATTTATAATAATATAGATGACATTTTAAAACAAAACCCAAAAGAATTTAAGAAAATGGAAATGGCAAAATCAACAAAATTATTTTAAAAATTATGAAACATTTAAAAATCCATAGAATTCTTAAAGAAGATAAATTAGATGAATGTGGGAACATAAATAATGAAAGGAAAATGAGATATGAAAATAGCATTAATTCTAGGAAGAGGAATTGAAGGCGCCGGCGTTACTCGATATATGATTGAGATTTGCGGCTTTCTTAAAACAAATAACATAGAACATACAGTTTATGTTATAGATGATAAAAAATGGGGTAGAGGTAAATCTCAGGATATGCCTATACATGAAATGATTACAAAAGATAATATTGGAATTATCGCAAATACACTTAATAAGTTTGATTATGTTTTCTTAAATAGTGTTCCAAGTAAAAAGGGTCATTCAGAATGGGCTCAAGATGGATTTTTAGAAATGGTAAAAAATATTACTACAAAAAAAATTATCTTCCAAAATGATCATAAAATTCAATCTATTCATAGAAACGCCAATTTCTTTGAATTATGTAATTTATGTGATGGTATATGTTCTCATAGTATTACATCACCGTTCTTTAATAGATTAATAACTATGTTTGGCGGAGATATTCGAAATAAATTTATTCAATTACACGTAGGATTTAATTTTGAACAATTAACTAAATATCGTAAATCAGAACATTTTAAAAAAATAACCTACCTTGGTCGTTTTGCGACATTTAAGCAGCCTGAGAGACTCTATGGGTTCCTTCCTTATGCAAAAAATAATAACCTATTACTTGAAATGAAAGGTGTCGAGAGATCATTGGGTGCACTTAATATATTTTATGATGATATAGCAAATAAAATTCCAAATCATAGAATGATCGAGGTAAATAATAAAGTTCTTGAAAATGGGTTACAAGTTGATAATAATAAGCGTAATCTTGATAAAGTTTATATATTTGGACCATATGATTATATAGATGGAATGGAAACATTAAGTAATTCTTTAGTTGGCGCAGATTTTTATCATCTTAGTGCAGATGCTTATGGTGATAATTTT